TTTTCAAACCAAAAACGTGTGGCTTCTTTTTTATTTCCAAAACTCATGTAGGCCTTGTTACCACTAGAATCCCAATGTCTTTCCCATTCTATTGTGGTTGTATACCACCATCCCCATCTACCTTTACAGTTTTTTTCACACCAATGTATAAAATCTTCAACAACTCCATCCGAGTTTAAAAAGATACTGTACTTAAATTTTTTGTCGTAACCATTTTTTAAAATATCAGGAGTTACGTTTTTTTGTTTTGACATTAATTTTACCAAAAGTATTCTCCTTTATGATCTATTAATTTTCTAATACAAACAAATTCATCAAGAAAGTAATGTTCACTTATGTGTCCTTTTTCATTTAATTTAGTTACATCATTTTTAGTAAACCAAAGCACTTCTGTTGCACTTAAATTAAATTTTTCATTTATTTCAACTATATCTTTGATATATTTTTTGTAAGTGTAATCACAAGCAAAATATTGTATTAACTTCAAAAATATATTAGGTTGCGGCTTTTGATAATAATTCCAATTCTGTTGAAAACTTATGGCATCATTTATTGATAGTTTTGACCATCTCCAAGAAGGACGTAGATCATTTATTGGCCATGATTTATTCATACTAAAATATACTTCGTCAACTAAATCTAAATCTAGATCTATAATATTTGTAGCAACTGGTGCCCAAGTTAAATCTATACCTACATAACAATTTTTACTTTTTGCTTCTGCTATTTTGTTTTTAATAGTTTTATTACTGTACCAAGGACTTGGATATTCAAACAACACACGTTGGTTGTTTTCAATGTTTTCAAATGCGTTACATATCTTTATGTTAGTCTTTTCCAATAATTCTCCTATGAAATAATAATACTTTGGGGCAAGATAAATTTTATCACTACATCTGTTGATAAAACTTTCTAAAAAATTTATAGTACCGCCACCATAATTAAAATATTTAAATTTGTTAAAGTTTTGCAAATTTAACCTTTGTGAATTATTAATCCAATCTTGTATTTGATATCTAACTTCTACAAAATCAAGCGGATTGGATACCTCTTTTATTTTTAAATCATTAACATAATCTATTATCAATTTGTCTTTAGGTGCAAGACAACCTGTAAAAATGTATTTAAAATCCTCATAGATATTTTTAAAGTTTTTTTCTCTGTAAGGGTTTCCTCTGATATTTTCTTTTGGATTTTGAAAGTTGTTGTTTGCAATCAACCATCCTGCTTTTTTTAAAGGACTGGCATTTCCTAACACAATTAAGTTTAAATGTCCAATGCGTCCAAAATAAGCATTGTTTGGATATTGTTGCGGCTCATTCTGATGTTTTTTTTGGTCAACAATAAAATCTATATTTTTAAAGGCCTTAGTGAAATCACCTGAATTGATTTCAAACTTTTCTAATGTTGCATATGAATCTACGTCTGTGCTATCTGTTTTTGTAAAGATAATTTTTATTGTGTTTTCTGATTCGGATATATTATCTAAAACAATATCATTTACATTTTGGTATTTTTTATTATTGATATCTAAACTAATACTGGCTGTGCCAAAAGTTTTAAATTTAAAATAGAGTCTTTCAATGGGAAAATCCACATTAATCATAATACGCTTATTATAAAGGATTTAGTCTCGGAGAGCAATAATACCACAAGCCAAACGATCGCCTGCATTTCCTGTTTTTAAGGATTCTGCGTCTCCTCCTTTTCCAAGATCATCTCTGTCCGCATGTATTACCATACCTCTACCAACTACTGATCGATCTCCAACAAGATCAACACGTTTAGCAACTATTGTAAAATCTGCAATGCCATCTTCATTTGCAGTAACATTTTCAAGATCACCTACGTGGCCTTCTTCAAGATCACCATGGTCAACACCGTCTGGATTATAATGTCCACCCATTGAAGCACATCCGTCACTCATGTCACCAAACTCATGGATGTGAAATCCATGTTCGCCTGGTTTTAGACCTTGTATTCTGCCTTTGATCAAAGTAAGACTACCGGGTTTTTGCATCAAAAGTATGGTGCCTTTGACTTTGTCGCTTTGTTGTAATTCTACATATGCTTTGACATCAGTTGCTTGTTCAGATAGTGTCTTTATGCTTTCACAAGAACAACTTTCTGCTTTTGTTCTTGGGCAACTTTTATCCATGAATTCTCTATAATGCATAACAATATTTATTTAGACAACCATCTCCATTCTATAGGTTGGTTTTGTGTTATTTTTTGATGGTCACAGTTTAAATTTTCTTTGTAAACATCTTCAGTCCAGTTGAGTTTGTACTTGGCCAATCTGTAATGCATTTTTTTACCTATCACAAAACCCTGCTCTAAAAGATATCTCACTTCGTCTGTCATAATATCTGAGTCTTTTAGTTTATTATATAACTTTCTATGAACTTCGCAAATAGTCAGTTTTTTTTTGGCATTTGCTTTGTAAAGACCGTCGACGTGTTTTGAATTAGATATTGGATCCATTATTGATATTTAGCCACTGATTGTACAGTTGTTCTGAAGCCATGTTTTTGCCTTTGGCTTCTACTTGTATGTCAAAATTTTCACTAAAACTTAATGCCCAGTCATTTACTTTTTTGTTAGGAAGTAGATCAGAATGTGCTCTAAGTTTTTGTTTTTTACAGCCTCTGTCTAATAAATCTTTAATGTTGTGCATCTCTGTGTGTGTTTTATCTCCTAATCCTGCAACTGCAAGATGTTCATCTCTAGAATAAGAATAGTGCATACTGGGTCTTACACCACGCCAACTGTCAATAATTCTTTTTACCCTGTCATCTGTGGATTGTATGTATTCTTCATCTCTGATCCAGTGATGATGAATGTCTAATACAAGTGCTAGGTGTTTTTCCAACATCAATGATTTGTCTAGCCCATGTGACATCTCATCGTTTTCAATAGTGATCAAGTTCCTTGCTTCTTGTGACAATTTTGGCAGTGCTTTAATAATGCCATCCGGTCCTTGTTTGCCTGAGATGTGTACATTTATCTTGCAACCATCCTGCCATGACTTACCGAATCCCATCCAACGTGCCAAGTCAACATGATATTCAAATTCTAATATGCTTCTTTCAACAATGTCTGGAGTTGCACTTGCCAGCACACAAAATTGCCCTGGATGAAAACTTACTTTGACATTGTGTTTTCTAGATGCTTCTCCTACAGGTGCAAATATTTTTGCACAGTGATCTTGTACTTCTTTTCTCTGCCACCAATCAATCCAATTTTTTTCTGTGTAACCTTGTAACATCTCACTACCAAGCCTAACCATTCTACGTTCAGGTGCAAGTGTGCCAACACGTTCGATCATTCTTTTGGCCGCGGCCGCATTGTGATTCATTATGTCCCACTGTCGTTGTTCTGCTTCGTCTTTGTGTTCTCTCAACCAACGCATTGTTGTTGACCGGCCATTGAGGTCTCGATCTTTAGCATTCACTTTCATGCCACCAAATTCAGATGTGTCGTTGAGCCATTTACAGCAGAATCCAAAACGTCTAGTCATGCATTATTGTAACACACTATTTCCAGTTGTCAATGACAAATTGATCGCCACAGGTGAATGGTTTTGGTTCACCATGGAACACTGCTATTTTGGTATTTTCTTCTATTGTTGGCGGATGTTGGAAAACATGTTTTGCACCTTTTCTTATTTTTGTATCTTTACGCCCTAACATCTCCCATTTGTAACTTCTTATCCATTCGTCCGGCCAATGATTAATATCTTTACTACCTTGTCTCATAATCCAATCTTGATCTCCATGCATTCTGCCAATTGCTTGATTTGGGTTTTCATTAAATTTATTCCAAAGATAATTCATTGTGCCTGTTTCCCAACGCATTATACTTGAATTACTTTGTTTCCAATCAGACACTCTGCATCTGTTAAAGTCTCTTATAATCATAAATTTTTTAGGCTTGTAATTAAAAAGTTCATCGATATTTCTAAACACTATCACGTCTAGATCCAGATACAAAATTGTTCCTTGTATTCCTATGTCATCTTGAAACATAGACAACTTGCTCCACCAACCTTTGATATGTCCTCCTTTAGGAAATGGAATAATCTTTATATCCGCATCGAGACCTTTTGGATCTTCAGTAAAGCAATGAAATTCGTAAGGCACAGTGGTATGTCTTTTTATCATGTTTTTTAAAACATTTACATATTCACTAATATACTTGTTGCCCCATTTAACGCAAACTATGTGATTCATAACCTTTTTTCAATTCTTGTATTTGTAAATCTTTCCAATTGGGATCTGAAAGAGAATAATTGTATTCGGCTAAAATATTTTCAGATCCAACAATAGCAATTTTGTTGATATTTAAGCAATCAATCATTTTATCATATATGTCTAAAAATTTTGTTGTTCCAAATGATTTTTCTAAGTCTACCTGTCCTAGTTTAATATAGCCTAATGCTAATTTAGGATCATTCCAATCATAGTTGTTATCTTTTAACCATTTCTTGAATTTTTGTGTGTCCTCTTGTTTAAAATCATTTTTTTCAGTAATACTTTGTCCCCACTCTATGTCAAACTCTCCTGAGTATAATTGTTGATGGTTTATGCCGCCTTCACCAACTGCATCATCGTGATCTCTAAAAACTTCATATAAAGTTTTGCCAACTTGGCTCCAATGCAGATACACCCCACCTAATTCTCTGTCATATCTATTTTGTATAAAAAGATTATAATCATTTTTTTGTAAAGGCTTTCTCGGAGCATGTAAAAAAGTTGTAATTTGAGATGGCCTAATCCACTCCGGTTCAAACTTTGATTTACGATAAGCATTGACCCACCCTTCAATTTCATGGCATAGATTGTTCAATTGTCTTATAGCATATTTTGTATTATTGTCTGCAAGATAATAATATTTTGATAAGTTCCATGCCTGTCCTTGAAGATCTTCAAAATATCTATGCAATTCATTACAGGTTTCGTGTTTTAGTCTGCAACCAGGAGTTTTTGATTCATCACCATTTACTGCTTTTCCTATTGGCAACGTTTCTGATTGCATAAAATTATTTGGAACAAATGTTTTTTCGATATGATAACTTTCTAGGCCTGCATTCTGCCATGTGTGCGACAAATTGAATTTGTTAATTTGTTTCACAGCAAGATTTAATTCATTACATAAAAATTGTAAGTTTCTATGAGAGTCAGCGAAGCCCATGAAACAGTAATTTTTTTCGAGGATTAATTTTCTTTTTACAATATTTTTAAATTCTTGTAACCATCTACGGACAAAATCATTATCGTATAAATTGATAATGTACCTTAAATGTTCTTTTCCAGATAAAGTTACTTTAATTTGATCTTTTAAAAATTGCTCCATTGGCGCTGTGTTCTTTTACTTCAACAGATTCTAACCATATTCTGTCATTGTTAATAATTTTACTTACATGATTGTATATCAGTTCAGCAAATTTTTCACAGCCAACCGCAGGCACAATTCTTAAATCACAAAGATCTTTTGCATGTAGTTCTTTGAACTTATCTAGTTCGGGATCGTCTTCTGCAATACACAAAGTGTGATCAAACATTTCTTTTAGCCATTGTTTGACATTTTTAAGATTTCCAAAGTCTTGCACCCAATTTCTATCATCTAGTTCATGTGCACCAAATGTAAATTTTACAGCCAATGCGTAACCATGAACCCAACGACAGTGTGAATGATCTGCTCTCCATTGTCGGAAAGCACAACTTAATCCTTCGTTGTGATCGTATATTTTAGTCGAGTAGTATGCCATCTTTTTCTCCTTTGATGACAAGCAGAATATTTAAAGAGGGATGATTGTCTTGAAGTCCTCTACTGTTAGTGTACAGTTTTTGTAGTGTTGCTGTCAACATGTAAATTGTCCGTTAAATTTTTTAATTTGTCAGATAATTCATTGTGTATTCCAACTTCACTGTCTATGATTGTCTTAAGCAAATGCACTAAAATTTTAAATTCTTGTTTGCTGGCAACTGTGTCTGCATTGATTCCATGTTTTTCCATAGCGTTCAACACTGATTCAGTTGCGTCAACCAAACAAATTATGCTTTCTTTGTGTTTTGACTTCATGTAATAATTGTAGGTTTAGGCTGTGTTTTGATTTTACTAAACACATTACTATATTGATCTGCAAGTTTAGGATTTAATTCAGCCGCACTTAATATAAGATTTTTGTTCAATGTTATTTCTTTTTCTGGATTTGCCGTACTAAAAAAAGTTCCTAAAGCAACTCCTTGTGGCCCTTGCATTAATACAAGACCCTTCATAACTGAAATTGAATTTTCATCTGCTTTTTTAAATGTTGCCAGCACTTCTTCTCCTGTGGAAAATTTTAGTGCAATTACTTCATTTTCTTTTATATTTTCAAACATATTACTACTATAACAGTTATTTAGATTTTGTCAACTGTTTTTGCACAAACTTGGCCATACCTTCATAAGTTTCTGCAAAAACATTTTTATGTTTGCTCCATTCTTCGGGCATTTTCCAATCTGGCCGATTGACTATGATCCATCTACAATCACTGTGTTCAAACAGCCTGTCAAATTGATATATCCAATAACTTGGATCAACTGGTTTTTTAATATAGGTATAACCTTTTGTATTTCTATAAATGTTGTTGTCTTTCTTTTTATCTGATTCAGGTAAAGGATACAAATCAAAACCAAGCATAAAAACTGCTTTAGGTTTGAATGTTGTAGCAACCACACCAGCAAAAGGACCAGTGCCCCAATGAAATGCTTCATCTTGCCTTTTAGTTCCTTCATAAGGCAAATTAGGTAACGTTTTTACATTTGACCACATGGCAAATTCTTTGTGCCACTTGTCCCTTGTGTAGATTACTGTATTTTTGCCAACTGTGTTCACTGCTTCTTGACACATATGCCTATCTGCACAAACAAAGTAATCAAAATTATAATCTCTGAATTGTGCATTACAGCCAACAATTGTAGAGAACTTTTTTAAAGGTTGCAAATCAAATCCTAGTCTACTTTCACCGTTGCCTATAATAGAAACAAATTTAGTCATTGTGTACCATGCTCCATACTAATTTATATTTGTCCCAGGCTTTTTTTAAAGCAGGATATTTTTTTCTTAGTTGTATTGCATAAACTCCGTGCATTTCAATTTCATTTTGTGCAAGTTCAATATCTTCTGCTAATTTGGTCTGAGAAATTAATGGACCACGATCACCATTTCGGTATTGTTCGTAAACAGTTTCTCCACCATCCGGACTAATATAAATTTTGCCTTCTCTATATAAACGAGGCTTTTTCATTTTTTTCTTTTTAGGCATTAGTAGTAATTAGTATGATCACCTTTAGGATGTGATAATCTAACACCATTGTGTTTGGCAGGATCACTGTCACCGTCTAGTCTCGGAATAAGATGAATGTGTGGCCAAAATATACTTTGACCAGCGGACCTACCTAAATTTTGACCAATATTATAGCCTGTCCATGATCCGTCTATGATTCCATTTTGCCCGTAGATGTATGCTAATTTGTAAGTTTCACCTATGGTATATGCATCATTTTTTTTTGGAACAAAAAGCATATGACCTTGTGCCACAGGATATTTGTCCTTAAACATTGCACAAATTTTATTTTCATAAACAGGTGTGTCATTACCTAACCAAGTGCATTCTTCATATTTTCCTATTGGCTCAAAGGGTTTTTTGTAATTCAAACTTTAACTCCTAGTTGTCTGTAAACTTTTTGAACCTTTTTTGCTTGAAATTTACAATCTTCTAATGCATTGTGAAGTCCTTGTCTTTTTTCAGTTTCTCTTGGCACTAAACTAAACAGTGTTCTTGAATCTCTAATTTGCCAGTATGCCCATGGAAGAGGTTTGCCTAATTGTGCATATAGATTTTGTAGAATTGCATAATCAAATAAAGGACCTTGACACCAAAATACATCCACGCCAACCCCAAATTTGTTTATTTTTTGACAGGCATCTTCTATTGAAATTCTGTCTTTTTCTCCCAAGGCTTCTTCTGCTATTTCGGTTGGTTGTTTAGCCCACCAATCTAGTGTGTTCTGTTGTACGTTTCTACCCATTGCAGTTTGTGAATCCACATCGAGTCTAAAATACAAATCATTGTAAGGTTGCATCTGTGTTGTTGGATCAAATTTTACTCCACCTACAGTCAAAATTACAGCGTCAGGTGTTGTGCTTAATGTTTCTAAATCTATCATTGCATGAATCATTTTACCTCAATCATTCTTTTTATAGACAATCTTGCTTTGTCCATAATCTCTTTTGTTAATGTAACTTCTTCCGTTCCTTTTGTCAAACTATTATAGATACCTTGCAAAGTGATTTTTTTCATATAAGGACATAAATTACAAGGCTTAATCATTTCTACTTCTGGATTTTCTATAGCAACATTGTCACTCATAGAACATTCTGTCACCATTAAAACTTTTTTAGGTTTTTTGTCCCTGACATAATTGCTCATCTTTGATGTCGAACCTGTGTAGTCTGCCTCTGCTACCACATCTGGTGGACACTCTGGGTGTGCTAATACAACTATGCCAGGATAGTTTTTTCTGTATTCTCTTATTTCCTCGGGCGTGAATCTTTCATGCACTATACAAGTTCCTTTGTAAGAAATAATTTTGACTTTAGTTTGTGCGGCAGTATTCTGTGCTAGATATTCGTCTGGTAAAAATATTACTTTATCTACTCCTAAAGATTCTACTATTTCAACTGCATTAGAACTTGTACAACAAATGTCAGTTTCAGACTTTACATCTGCTGATGTGTTTACATATGATACCACAGGAACTCCAGGGTACTTTTCTTTTAAAAGTCTCACATCGTCTCCTGTTATTGATTCTGCAAGTGAACATCCTGCTGACATATCAGGTATTAAAACTTTTTTATCTGGATTTAATATCTTGGCTGTTTCTGCCATGAAGTGAACTCCGCACATGATTATAGTATCTGCTTTTGCTTTTTGTGATTCCTTTGCAAGTAATAATGAATCTCCTACTATATCAGCAACGCAATGATAAATTTCGGGTGTCATATAGTTGTGTGCTAATATGACTGCGTTCTTTTCCTTTTTCAGTCTGTTAATTTTATCAACTAGAGGCTCGTATATCGCCCACTCTACTTCTGGTATAAATTTTCTAACCTTTTCGTATAATTCTAACATTAAATTTTTTCTAGTTCTATTACACTGCTATCAACAGTTTTTTTACCTGCGTCTTCAAAGTTTACAGTCACCTTATTTTTTATTATAGATTGAACTTGACCTATTCCCCACTCAGGCGCTTTAGGATTTTTTACTCTATCTCCAGGTTCATAATCAAAGAAATATGTGTCCATTATTCATTTCCTTTACGTTTTTTTTGCCATTCATATGCAGAATTCCATCTTTCTTCCGTTGACTTAATAGGTCCTTCATACACTACGTCTCTGTTTGTTTTGCTTGGTCCTAACACTTCTATACCTTTATTGAACATTGCTATAACCACAAGAAACATTATTGCAACTATCCATTTACTCATGTTCACCTCCTGGGTCTTTAGGATCAAAATACATTTTGTAAGGATTACCTTTTTTATCTCTAGCAATCATGAACCCTCTTGTTCTGCCAGCAGAATGATATCCGTCAAATTTGTAATTGATATATTTCTTCTGTGAATTATGAAATTGTTTAAATGTCACATACATTGCAAATATAATTCCTAGATGACCAACTACTAGTCCGACCCAACCATAAAGCATTGTGGATATATTGAAAAAATACACAGTAAAAACCGTGCTCCATACAAAACTTAATACAACCAATATCTGTAATCTAACAGTCTTAGGCAATGCTCTTAAATCATTATGGTTATCGTCAAACAAAACCGTGGCACTATCTATTGCCCAATTCCTTAATTTGTTACACCATCCACAATCTCCTATATTCACCATACTGCTACCTAAAAAATTTTTTGCCCTTTTTTATTTTGTTCTAATGGATCATCAATTTCTTTTATATTAGAAACTTTGTAGTCTTTTGTAAATCTCTGTTCTATGTCAGTGCCTGTGTCACTGTAAACAAAAGTTTTAATTTTTCTTGTTTTAAGATCTAATTTAAATTCCCAACATTTTGTCATTTTAATAACCTTGCCAATCTTACATTTCCTTTTTTGTCTAAATACTTTCGTAGACGTTTAATTTTCCAATCCTCATATGGATATGGAGATGTAGGCAAATCAATATACAGTTTGCCCCATTTTATTTTGCTCCATGCTCTTTCGTGCAAATAATACAGAATTATTTTGGTTGCTACTTCAATACCAGCAATAGCACCGGCAAGGTCGAATCTACCAGTAATAAAATAACTGATAATAAATGTGTCAGTGGTTGCTAACACACGCCAGGTCAGTGTTTTGACCGCAGTTCTAGAACGCTTTGAAGTCATACTAAAATTATAACAGATATTGCTAAATTGTCAATTACTAGATAGATTGTTCTATACGGTTTGATGGGTGATTATTTTGAAGTTGTGGAACAATACCACTGTCAACAGCATTTTTCCATGCTTCAAACTCAGGTTTAGTAAGACAGTAAGACTCTCCGTCACTGTCTGGAAATGTTGTAACTAGATCTCTTACCACTTCTTTGCTACTCAGTTCACATTCAAATTTTGTTTTAAATGCTTCAGGATTCCATGCTGTTTTGCAGTCGATTCCTATGCACATTATGATCACTAAAAAATAATTCATCAGAAATATTTACATTAGGTTTTCTAAGAATTATGTGACTATTTTTTATTTTTTTTACTAAAAGTTCTAACTTTTGTTTCTAGTCTAATAAGATCATTGTCCAACATACGGATTCTGTCTATCAATTTAATCAGTGTTGCTGATGTACTACTCAACTTTGGTGTTATCTCTGTTGTGATAAACTTCCAAAGGAAGTAAATGAAGTAAGCAAGAAAGAAAACAGCAACAGTTGGAAAACCGTAGTCCTGTATAATGCTTGTAACGGTCATAGTCTTTGTTGCAATGTCCATTAGTCTTTCCTCGCATCAGTTTTGCCGTCTGCTCTAGCAATCCTGTCAGTGTCTATTGGTATGCCCAGTTGTTCAGATACCTGTTGATCTATTTTTATTATATCATTGTTCATTGTTTTTACTCTATTATCTAGTTGTCCAATTACAGTTTCTATGAACTTAATTGAATTTACAATGCCATTTAATATATATTTTATAATGAACAGTATGAACACACCCATACCAACTGTGGCCGCTATTGGTAATCCAAGTTCTGCAACTAATTTAAAAAACTGTGTCATTATATGTGTATTTAACTCTTAATTGTGAACACTTTGATATGTTCTGTTTTTCCTTTAACTTTTATTGTGCCAAGTGGTTTAAACTTGAATCCTTTGCATTTTTTCTTAGTTTTTTCACCTATAACTAAAGTATGGCCTAGTTCTTTGGAACTGCTTTCAAGTCTTGATGCTAGATTTACATCATCGCCTATCACAGAATAATCGAAACGTTGATCACTGCCCATGTTGCCAACAAGTGCTTGTCCTGTGTTGATTCCTATGCCAATGTTTATTGGCGGAAGTTTCTCTTTTTTTAATTCTCTGTTTAATTTTTTTAATTCTTTTTGCATTTGTAGTGCGGTTCGAACAGCCAATTTCTCATGGCCCGGTGTGTTCAACGGTGCATTCCAAAATGCCATTATGCAATCTCCCATAAATTTGTCTACTGTGCCTCCGTTTTTGATTATGATATTAGTCATTCGGGTCAAAAACCTATTAATCAGTTTTGTAAGTCCTTGTGGGTTGCCTTTGTATTTTTCGCTGATTGGAGTAAAGCCACGTATGTCTGAAAACATAAATGTCATTGTTTTTGTTTCTCCGCCCAACTTTAATAGGCTGGGATCTTTCTGTAAGCGTTTGACCATTCTTGGATCTAGATAATGTTCAAACTGTTTCTTGATCTGTTGCCTTAATCTAAACTGTTTGGCAAAACTATTGAATACCAAATGCCCCCAAACAATGGTAACAAACAGCACTGGAAATGATGCATCTAGCATTATGTAAGATGTGTTGTATGCTATCAAACTACACGTTATAATGGTGGCTACAAGCGTCATATAAGTCAGCACAGTGGTGGTAATACCCAACTTGGGTATTATGTATATCAGCAAAAATCCAAAGACAAAAACTGCTACTATTTCTATCAAATTGGTATTACCATTTCTGATCAGTTGTGTGTCTGTGAGATCTGTTTCTATGGCCTGAGCACTAATTTGTGTGTCGGTCATAACTCCTAAAGGTGTGTCTTTGAGATAACTTAATCCTGCGGCGTTCAATCCAACAACAACAATTTTGTTTTGTAGATCAATTTTATTTTTTATAATATCAGTTACACTGTATTTGTTTATAGTGCTCGTGTCTGCAAAATTTATATTGAACATTGCATTAGCATTTGTTTTAATTTTTTTATTTTTACTAGTGAGTATTTCTTTGATGCCATTTTTATCTGCAACAATTTTGTATTTGGTATTTTGATTGTATACTCTTATTGTGTCTAAAATTTGATTGGGTATTGTGCCTATGTCAGTGTTCACAAACAAAGGAATCTGTCTTATGGTTCCATCTATATTAGGAATCATTATGTTTACACCGGCGCCATTGGCAAACCTTAACAGTTCGGGTATGTTTGTTACAACACCTTTAAAACTGTATAAAAATTTATCCGGCTCACCTTGTTTTACAACAGGAACTTTGGCCACTTGTCCGTCTGTGGCAGAGTCTTTGACACTGTACATCATGACAGTATTGGTACCAGCCAGTTTTTGTGCAAAGTTTTCATCCTTGCCTAATCTGTCTCTTTCAGCAAAAATTATATTGTATTGAATAACTTTGGCACCGTATTGATATATTCTGTTGTGTAAATTAGCAATTAAATTTCTTGGCCATGGCCATTGTCCATATTTTTTTAGATCCTGTTCCGTGATTTCTACTATAACAACAGAGTTTGTAGTGACATCTCTTGGAGATATTTTTTGATAGTAATCAAAAGTTTTTAGTCTTAATGTTTCCACAGGACTAACGTCAAACAATCTGCCTGCAAACAACAAGATTGCAAGAATCACAACCATTACACTGCTAGTTAAAATTTTCATGTTAGTTCTTTTAGTCCTTCAAGTATGCCAATAGACACACCAAAGAATAGCATAAGACCTAACAAGATAACAGGACTTAATAACCACAGGTACCAATAGTATCTAAAAATATTTTGTCCTCGTGCTAGTCTGATCTTTCGATGGTCCATGAACCAATGCACTATTTTTTTGATAAACCCTTTTACGTGTTGGTTTACAAATTTATTTAAAAGCCAACGAACCACCCTCATGACTATTAGAATGGGTGAACTTAATACATCAAATACAATTAAAAATACATCAACACTTAAATCTACTATGTTGTCTGCTGTGCAGGCCTTACGCCATCTTTGTTTTATTGTAAGTTTTTTTGTTTCGTTCATCCGCCACCTCCAAATGATGTCCAGTTCCATGGATCTTCAAAACGTTCTAATTCAGATTTGTGAGGAGTAGCCATACATCTTATAATAAGTCCTATAAAAATTCCAATCAAAAAAAACGTCAGCATTATCTCTCCTGCAGTGCTTGTCCTATTCCATTGTGGAAAGGTGTTGTAATGTAGCTCAGTACTGTTCTTTCACCTGTTAATATAAAAACTAACACATGAATGCCCGGAACAAGAGTATAAGTTATATCTCCACTTTCAAATACCTCT